ATCTTTACTACAACTTATGGACGTAAGGTATGGCAAGCACTAAACAACCAGACACGTTTCTGGAATGCCATTCCCCATGCTACATGGGGTAATACGGCTGGTTGGCGTGTCAGGACAGACCGTGGTACGGGACGATCCCGACCGGTAACTGAACTTGGCACACTACCAACGCCTGACGTTTCCGATTTGCAGCTAGTCTCAGGACTGCCGAAAATCGTTGCGACAACGTTCGCATCATCCGTCAAGGCGATGTACACTGCTCAACTTGAGGGTGGTATTGGCGACATTCTGGCGACTGAGAACGAACATTCTCAGCGTGACCACGTAAAGGAACTCCAACAGGAGACACTCCGAATGCGATGGGCCAGAGTTGCTTCCGCTACTAACACAACTAACGCAGTGGTGACGGTTGTTACCCCACGAGGTAATAACTTCCAAATTGGCGACACATGTTTGATTTATGACCAGAGCGCAAATGGTAACGAAGGTACAGCCACTGGTAGCGACACTCCACTTACCGTGGACGCTACGACGGCTACTACCGTAACATTCACTGGACAGGTATTCGGTGAAGACCCCGTTGCGGGTGACATCTTATTTGTCACTGGTTCAGGTAACAACGGTGTTACATCTATCGACTCTATTGTTGAGCAAGATGGACGTGTACTATCAACCGTTGGTGGTGACGCTGCCTCAAACATACCAGTATATGACCTCACTCAGGATGGGCGAACTGCTGGCACATGGAACGCTGCTGCTACTGTTTCTAACAATGGCGGTACCGCTCGTGACATCACGCTAGAGACCTTGAATTCCGCAATTCAGGCTGTACGTGAAAACGGTGGTGAGCCTAAGCTCATCGTAACCGGACATGACCAGTACTTCAAACTCGAAGAACTCCTCCAGACTCAGCAACGCTTCATGGGTATTGAAACCTATCAGGTGAATGTTGGTTCAGAGAAGACCTTCGCAGGTACTAGGACTGGTATGGAACTCTCGACATACATGGGAATCCCGATCCTCCCTGACGCTGATGCACCTAAGAGTGCTGACAACGGCGGGACGGAAATTGGTTCCAACGTATTCGTACTAGACACGGACTATCTTGAAGTTGCGGTAGCTCAGCCTACTCAATACATCGAGAACCGTGACTTCTTCGCTGTGGACGCTTTGGCGGTCAGGGGACTGTTCTACACAATGGCAGAACTCCGATGCTACAGCTTCTTCCACCAAGCTAAGATAACTGACCTGACTGCATAATAACAGTTAGTTAGTAAATTACAGGCCGGGGATTGGGAGCAATCCCACCCCGGTCTACTTTTTAGGCTATATGATAAGATAGGAGGCGAAAGCCATGGCCTTGACAATTACAATTCCGGACGCTGGTAGAACAGTGATCGGTAACAAAAGACTTGTGTTTGGTACAATTGCATTTGATTCTTCTTACCCAACGGGTGGCGAAGCTTTAACGGCTGGCAACCTTGGACTGGATAAGATTGATCATATCACATTCACGTCAGATATAGTACAGTGTTATTGGGCTTCTAATCTGCTATTAGCATATTATGGAGACAATGATAACGCTGCGGACGCTGAATTTGTACAGGTAACAAATACTGATGACATTAGTGCAGCTAACGTTGGATTCTTTGCTATAGGTCGATAAATAAGGTTTATACCGTATTTAGAAAAAGCTCATCATATATAAAGGTGAGCTTTTTTTATAGGTAGAAAAGAGTGTGGTATCAGAGTATAATAGAAAGAGGATATACAGTCAAGAAAGGAAATATAATGATTGCATTAATTACTAAATTACTCCCAAAAGAGTATAGAGCAATGTTAGGAATAGGACAACAAATATTTGCTAACCTAGATACTAAAGAAGAACGTGCGGATGTGTTAGCTTACGCAAAAGAAATGTTTGCGGATGGGCAAGTAACTGTTCCAGAGTGGGGCAAATTTGGAGGCAAACTAGGGATTTTACGTGGCAGAGGCAAAAACGGACGTAGAAAGAAATAAGCTCTATAAGGAGTATTTATGGCTGCGGTTTTACAGGCTAATAAACTAATCACGGAATGGTTGGCTGATTCTCCTTCCGCTGAAATTATACCTATTGAAAAATCAGTTGATGGACGGGTAACAATAGAAGAAATCTCTGATGCATTGAGAGAGTATACAAACCTATTTAAAGCAGGATATGCAAGCCCAGCCCAAACCCTCACATTGCACAGGGCATACCCAGATAACCCTTTATATGCTGAAACTGTCAAGGAGCAAGAGTTATTTGAAAAAGACCCCAGCGTTGTAGGTGGGCCAGCCTCTGTTGAGATGATCGACAGGGAAGGACATCTTATCACTACCAACGCCCTCAGTAAAGCATTTAATAGCTACATGAAGAATCCAATGACTAGGAATGTCATGGTGATGCACTCTGATATTCAGGTTGGGTGGGCACTCCCGGCTTATATTTCCAAATCTGGGCAGATATATAAGAGTGGAATTGGTGATAACACCTTATTTTTTATTACTGAGCTTAGGGATGACACCAAGATTTCTAAACGTGTTGTGGAGGAGATCAAGAAGAGTCGCATGAAGTCCTACTCTATAGCAGGGTCTGCAATCCGTACTGAGAATGTTTCAGGAAACATGTTTAAGGGTGAACCACCTTATATGAGGGTAGATGAACTAGAGTTAGCTGAAGTCACTATTTGTGAAAAAGGTGTGAACCAAGGAGCAGGGTTTGACTTAATTAAATCCAATAGACCCACTAAATCTTGCGCTGATGAAAGTTGCTTCATATCTAAGGATGAAGGCCATGCCCATAACCAAGAAACCAAGACCATGAGTTTTGATGAATATAAAGACCTTCTCACTTCTAGGGACGGGAAATCATTTGCTAAGATGTTTAGTGAATACACTTATGTGTATAAAGGGAAAAAGGTAGAGAAGGCTGTAGATACCCGTCCTGAACGAGAATATGCTCCGGGTACTAAAATATATGAGGATGATTGGGAGCAAACTCGACGAAAACCTAAGGAAAAAGCAAGCAATTCTCCACCACCAATGGCAGCCGGTGGGGGTGGGGGTACCAAGCCACCTACAGATTGGCCTCCACGGAAGCCGTTTCGCCCAGAAAGTGATAACCCCAGTGATAAGCATCCCAAGCCTGATTATTCTAAGTATAAGGATCGCCCTGCACCGTCCCCAGAACAGTGGGGTGCGGATAAAAAGAAATCTCTCTTATCTTTGTTATTAAAAGCTGACCCACCTGAAGGTATGGAAGAAAAAATGCAAACAGGTATTGAAAGTGGGAACATTGATAAAGATCATTGGGAAGAATATAAAGCGTCTAGAAAAGATGAAGATTCCTTCGGGTCATATAAACCAAAGCCCGGCCCCACAATTGCTGCACGACGAGCGGCTACGACAAAGACATTTGATGCTAGACGGGCGGAACGTGGTGATGCACCCCGTCCTAAGAAAAAGAAGAAATCTTCACATGAGAGGGCTTTAGAAGCTGTCGGGGCTTTACCTGCTGTTTCAGAACCCCGTCCTACACCGCAAACCGGGGGAACGAAGGAAGAGAGGCTTGCGGCATGGGGTAGGTACAGTAGTAGAATTAAAGAGGAAGATAAAGATAAACCGGAAGACGAGAGGAGATCGCACAAGGATGTTCAAGCTTCTTTCAATAAGTGGTTTAGTGAGACTGGGGGTAAGGCTGCTCATGTACCAAAGACCAGTCGTTCATGGAAAGCTCCTCCTATAGACACTAAAGCATTGTGGGGGCCATTTAAAGAAGGTCAAAAGAAGCAAGGGAAATCTGAAGCTCAAACCAAGGCAGCTTTTCAGGTTTTCATTGACCAGAAGAAAAAACAAAATAAGTCTGGGGTACCTTCAAGGAAAAAAGCCCACATTTCGGACAACTCGATCCCCGGACAACATATGCGAGGTAACCTGACAGAAGAGTACAGGACAGGGAAGATATCTAGGGGAGCATATGAAGCTAGGGTGAAACAAAATAATCTTGATCCAGAGAATATTTCTCATCACAGGCATATGCACTACCGTGGAGATAAGATGACAAGTGATGGCAAGGGTGTAAAATTTATGAATGACGATTTCCGTGCTGAGGCACTG